AAATGGAATTGAAACAATAGGGTTTGTAGAAAAGGATGAATTTTGTCAAAAAGTTTTAAAAAAGCATTGGAGCGATGTTCCGATCATAGACGATATAAGGAAAGTTAATGGAAAAGACTTTGGTGCAGCTACCATTATTTCAGGAGGATTTCCCTGCCAACCTTTCTCCATTGCTGGAAAAAGAAAAGGCAAAGATGACGACAGATACTTGTGGGATGAAACTATTAGAGTTGTTGCCGAGTGCAAACCGAAATGGTTTATTGGAGAAAATGTTGACGGCATTGTTAACATCTCCAATGGTACAATCTTGCGACAGATACAAGAAGATTTGGAAAAAGAGGGTTTCCAAGTCCAATGTCTTGTTATTCCAGCTTCAGGCATCGGTGCTTGGCATCAAAGAAAAAGAGTTTGGATTATCGGACACAATGTATCGCACACCAACCATGTATCCAACACCAACACAGGATTCAGCAACGGAGAGAACCACGAAGTACAAGCAAGGAGGTCTTCCATTGACAATGGCAGTAAAAATGTATCCAACACCAAAGGCAAATTGTCAGATGGATGTAGTAGCACCACCAGACTCAGTGAGTCAAAACAAGAGTGGATGGACAGTCACTCGCAAGAACACAAAGACAAAGTTTGGGGCGAAACTGAACGATGTGGTGAACAAGTTGCAAACCGAAGGAATGTATCCGACTCCGACAGTTCAAGATTTAAAAAACAGTGGCAACCCAAGTCAGATGAAAAGAAAAACAAAACCGCTGAATGCCGTAGTTGGTGGCAAACTCAATCCGAACTTTGTGGAGTTCCTAATGGGATATCCTACGAATTACACTCAGATAGAACCAACAGAATTAAAGCACTCGGAAACTCAATCGTGCCACAAATCGCAGAACAAATCTTCAGGAGTATCATAGATGCAGAATAACATATTAGGACTTAAACTTAACTTTATTAAAATGAACCGATGACTGAGTTTATAACAAAAGGTAAGTTTAATAATAAATTTACAACGATTCCAAATTCACTCATACAAAACACTGATCTAACATTAGAGGCACGAGGTCTTTTGATTTTCTTGTTATCTAAACCCAGTGACTGGAAAGTCAATGTTAAAAATCTATCGCAGGATAATGATATTGGCAGAGATAAATGTTACAAAATAATAAATGCATTAATTGATTCAGGTTATATCGTTAGAAATGAAGAAAAGATCAAAGGCAGATATAATTATACTGAATATTTTGTATATCCTGAAAAGCAAAGAAAACAAGGACTTTCACCATGTCCTGAAAATCCGGATACGGAAAAACCAGATACGGAAAACAAGGACTATTACAAAATAAAGAATATACAAAATAAAGAATATATATATACAGATGAATTTAATAAGTTTTGGGAGAGTTATCCTAAACGAAAAAATAACCAGTATTGGCATAAGCAAGACACATTTAAAAAATATAAAAGATTACCAAATAAAAAAAAAATATATGAATGTTTAATTAATTATTTAGATACTGATGTTGTAAAAAATGGTTTTCCAATGAATCCTAACAAATGGTTAAAAGATGATTTTTATTTACAATATGAAAACAAAATAGAAATTATAAGTGAAGATAGAATTAGAGAAGGTAGACTTAGAAAATATAAAATGGATATGTTTTTACTAGATGATGAAGAAATAAACGATTTAAAAAAACACAACTACATTAACCAAGATGGAACAATAAATGAAAAAAAAATATCGAAAAAAAAATAAAGAATATTTAAAAGATAACAAAAATACAATTATTTATCAAGATACACCAACAACAGAACAATTAAAAAAAAATGTTTACGATTGGGAAAGACTGCCAACACAAGTACAAAGGGCAAGAATATTAAATCAAACATTGTTAGATACTTATTTATTAAAACATTACATTGATCAAACACAATATGATGCAGGATTTAAATATTATACATTGTGGAGAAAAAGTAATTTAGAACCTAATCTAGTTATTAAATATGATCCTATTGTACAACAAAATAATAATTTTTACTCTGGTTCATCACAAGGTGAATGTTATGTTGAACTTAACCAAGCAAGAAAAGCAATAGGAAAAAGATTATCTAGTGTTGTTGATAATGTATGTTTATACAATAATCCATTGTCTATTTGGGAAAAAAACTACAACGTAAAAGCAAAAACTGGCATGACTGCATTTATACTAGCATTAGATTCTTTAATTGATTATTGGGGTATGAATTAAAACTTCTTACGTTGTTTTAAATATAATAATAATTTATCTTGATACCATTTACATTTTTGTAAATCAATTAATCTGTTATCTTTTCTATCACTACGCCAAATATATCTAAACATTTGACCTTTTAGAAAACCAATAAATTGTTCTTCTGTTAATGCATTTTCAATAGCATCTATGCATTCGATTGAATTAAATGTGTAATGTGGTGGATTGTTTACTAAATCAATAGGTTTATTTGTTTTCAATGGTTTTTTCATATTCTTTAAATGATTCATAAATACATGCAATTGAAAATACAAACATTGCTAAACCTAAACCAACATTAATATAATTGTATGCATTAAAATGATAATGCATATAAAATAATGATGTTGGTAAAAAGAAAATACCACATAAACTAATTGTTAAGTAATTTAATATATTTAAAAATTTATTCATACTTATATTTATATACCAACATGTAATGTAAAACAAATAAAATGTAATATTTATTGAAAAAAAACTTTACAAGGAATCCTGAAGGTGGTACTATCTAAGAAAACTACAAAAGTAGTTATACTCTAACTAAGTTAATAATAACTCTTTCCCCTTAAATATTAGACCTCTATTAGAAATAGTAGAGGTTTTTTTTATGAAAAAATCTGTTAAAAAAAGTCCAGAAATTTTAAATAAAATTTGTCAATACATTACAGAAGGTAAATCGTTAAGAACGATTTGTAAATTAGATGGTATGCCTTCAATACAAAGCGCAATGAAATGGTTAAATAATGATGATGAATTTTATAAAATGTATAAGATTGCAAGAGAAAATCAAGGTGATCTATATGGTGAAATGATTAATGATATTGCTATGGATTTGATCAATGGAAAAAGAAATGACTTTCAAAATTGCAGGGTTGCAATAGATGGTTTGAAATGGACAGTTTCAAAAATGAATAGTAAATGGTCAGAAAGACAGACTTTAGATGTAAACCAGACTAATTCTTATGTAGATGAGTTGTCAAAAGTACAAGATACAATAAGGCAAAGACTGGAAGAAAAAAACAAAGAAAAGCTTGGGTTACGAGTTGTAGATGGGGCAAAAACACAGAAGAAAGTTTAACACTACGCACGAGAGATTTTGACTAACTTTTGTGCATAACTTTTATTAATGTAACTAAATCAATAACTTATATAAGTTTGCACTGGTTCTTCTAACCAGTAAAAAGATATAAGCTATTGATTTTATTGTATTTATAAATTACCCCCCCTTATTTGTGTACAACGGTGGCGGTTATTATAGCTATATATATCAACCTCCACCCCCCTTTAAAATTTTATATTTTTTTTAAGGACTAGATGAAAAATACTGATGTAATAACTCAATTAGCTACTGATCCAGTTTTATTTGTTGAAACAATGTTGCATGTCAAACCTGAGAAATGGCAAAAAGATGTCTTAGAGTCATTGTTAACTGATGATAAGATTAGCATCAAGTCAGGTCATGGTACTGGTAAGTCAGCTTTGTTAAGTTGGATTATTTTGTATTGGTTAGCTACTAAGATGCCATGCAAGGTTGCTGTTACTGCAAACACAGCAAGACAGTTAAATGATGTTTTAATGGCTGAATGTAAAAAGTGGCATAGACAAATGCCAGATGGGTTTAGAAACTTATTTGAGTTTAAGTCAGATAAGATTAGTTTGTTAGGTGCGACTGAGTCGTTTGCCACATTTATTACGAGTAGAAGAGAATCCCCAGAATCACTTCAGGGCTATCATTCACCCAATATGATTTTTGTATGTGATGAAGCATCAGGTATTCCTGATATTATATTTCAGGTCGGTGAAGGTGCTATGTCCACTAAGGGCGCAAAAACAATTTTAACGGGAAACCCAACACGAAATACGGGTTATTTCTACGACAGTCATAACAGTATGAAACACAAGTGGAAAACGTTTACTGTTAGTTGTCATGATTCTAGTCATGTCAATCCTGATTTTATTAAAGATATGGCTGATAAATATGGCAAGGAATCTAATGTGTATAAAATAAGGGTATTAGGTGATTTTCCTTCTTCAAATGATGACTCAGTAGTACCTTTACACTTAATTGAAGATGCTAAGTTAAGAAACGTTGATCCATCAACTGAAGAAGTTGTATGGGGGTTAGATGTGGCAAGACAAGGTAGCGATAGGACTGCGTTGTGCAAAAGGCAAGGCAACACTGTAATTCAAAAAATACAAACATTTCGCAATAAAGATTTAATGGAAACAGTAGGTATTGTAGTAACTGAATATGAAGCTTTACCTTACTCTAAAAGACCAACTGAAATATTTATTGATGCCATTGGAATAGGATCAGGTGTTGCGGATAGGTTGAAGGAACTTAATTTAGGTTGTGAGATAACTGCGGTAAATGTGGCGGAACTACCATCTATGCAAGATAAGTATTTACGACTGCGAGACGAGTTATGGTTTATGGCCAGAGAGTGGTTTGAAGAACGTGATTGCAAAATTCCAGATGATCAAGAATTTATAAATGAGTTAGTTGCCCCTAGCTTTACTTTTTTAAGTAATGGAAAAATTAAAGTAGATAGTAAAGAAATTATGAAAAGAAAAGGTCAGAAATCACCAGATATCGCAGATTCTTTTTGTCTAACGTTTGCAGGTAGATTTGGTGGTTATAAATCAAATAGGCATTATCAATGGAACAGACCCTTAGAAATAGAATCGAAATGGATAGTTTAGACGTAAGTTTATTAGATGTTTTTTGCGATTTTTTAAAAGATGTCAAGTACGTCAATCCAGATTTAACTTATGAAGATTTGATGAATAGTTGTATTTTAGCAGGGGGTTACATGGCTAAAAAAAATAAAATGAATAAAGATGAATATTTAATATATTTGCGTAGTATTCAAATTATTGATGAACATATTCCAAGTTATTTTGTAGGTACTGCATAATGGCTATGTATAAAGGTAGAAAAGTTTCTTTAAATAAACCCAGTAGAATATCTAAAGGTCAGACAAGCTTTGGCAAGAAAAAATTTCAGGTTTTTGTAAAAAACAAAAACGACAATGTGGTTAGGGTTACATTTGGTGATCCAAATTTAAAAATTAGAAAAAACGAACCTAGTCGAAGAAAAAGTTTTAGAGCCAGACACAAATGTGATACGGCAAAAGATAAAACAACTGCACGTTATTGGTCGTGTAAAAATTGGTAATGATTAAAGAGTCTTTGTATTTATTTCTACTGATTGGTGGAAATCCTGAATATAACACGCAGTATGTTGGTAAAATTCAATCATGTTTTGATGCAGAAAAAATCGTAAAAAAATATGAAAATAAACGTAATGATGTAAAGGGTTATTTGTGTTTAGATACTGCAACTGCAAGAAAAAGTTTTACTGTATCACCTAATCCTGCTGAAAAAAAAATTATTAAAGATATAAAAGAAATATTACCTAAGCCAATAGCAAAACCAAAATTTGATTAATATGAAAACAAAAACTGTATCAGCACCCAAAGGGTATCATTTTATGAAAAAAGGCAAGGGTTATACTTTAATGAAAAACCCTACTGGTGGATTTAAACCACATAAAAATGCTTTGAAAAAAGCAACATTTACAATTCAAAAAGTGCATAA